TTTCTATTCCATTGTTTTTTACTAATAAAGTTTTAATTTCTTTTGGTAATTGATCCCAAGACTTTGATAAGAATCTTGGTGTTGGTGCGTGTATTGATTTTAATAATTCAAATCTGTCTACGTCCTCCATCTTATCCCATTCTTTGTTGATAAGAATGTCCTTTATGAAGAATGTATCGTTTATGTGAACATCATCATAATTTTGGGTTGATTCCTTGAAAACTGTTACATATTCATTATTCATTTTGACTACTATGCCACGGTCTTCCTTACCGTTGACAAAAAAGTGAATATCGTCACCAATTTTGGTGTTTTTTATCTTATTTTCATTCATTTTTCCTATCCTTACTGCCGTTTTCCTCTATATAAGTTTTAGTTTGCATTTCTTCCTCCATGTTAAAGTCGTCTACTGGTTTATTCCAGCTTTTATCATCACCAACCTCATGTGGATTGCCTAAACTAGCATCTCCTCCACCATGTCCAACTGCTGTAGGTACTGGTGCTACTTTTCGTCTTTCTAGGAATGTTTCCCATAGATCGTTAGGTGTTGCTGCGTCCTTATATTCAGGCTCTTTTTTAATTTCATCCTTTATCTCAGGCACTTCGTCTTCTAATACTGGAGGTTTTTCTTGCGTCATAACTACCCTTTCATGCTATATTATATAAAGTTTAACCGAAAAGTGCCTTCTGTAAGCCCTTTCCAACGTCAATTACATGCCATGTATTACCTGAAGCCACTGCCCTACAAGCAAGTACAAGACTGTCTGGATAATCGTCATGCTCTTCAGACCTGACCTTCATAATACCAGATTCAGTATATTCTCTTGTTAAATATGATAATTGATACACCAACTTATCCACCTTTTTGAGTGTTATTCTGTGGTTTTCAAATAATAGTCTGAGATTTTTATACATTGATGCCTTTTCTTGGAGTGAGAATACAACACCCCTTGCTGGTATATCTTGTTCTCTGGCTAGGTCTATTAGACCACCACCCAGACCAGTTTCATCTATGAAAACTGTCTCAAGCCTGTAATCTCTAACCATCTCCCCTATTCTACCACATACATCGACAACGTTTGATTGTGATTCTGCGAAAACATCCTCAACAAAAATTTCATCTTCTTTATCAACAGATATTACGGTGTAAACTGTTTCATCCCTACCAGACCTTGCAACATCCACTCCCATATAATATGACACTTCACCAACTGGTTTTTTATCACGAACTGCCTCTCTAAGCAGAGTGTTTGGTATCAATGCATTACCAATATCCAAAAATTCTCCCTCGACCTCTTGCACATACTCCTCTTTTGTTAATCTTTTAATCTCTTCTATGAATGTTGGATCTTCTTTTACCAGTGGGTTTTCTGTTGACTTTACATGAAACTCTGTCCACAAGCCCTCTGGATTTTTCATCTTACTATTCTGACATGCCTCATAGAAATAACCTGACTTACTAAACGGTGTTGATGTAAGCCAGACTCTAGCCTGAGTAGCCATACCAGAAGGTAAGAATGCTTTTAGTATATCAGTCTTAATGAAAGAACATTCGTCTGCTATTATACAGTGAGGAGAATAACCCCTAAGAGTGGTACCTTTTTCACCAGTTGCTCTCGTTACAATTTTACTCATACCAGTATTGTCTAAAAAATTAACCCATAATTCTGTCTGTGTGTTTCTAACAACATATCCTTTTAAGAAGCTGTTGTTCATGATCAGACTTCTTATTCTGTCATACATGATTCCAGCCTGATTTTGTGTAGGTGCTGCTATTACTATTGTACACTCATGCTTTACAGTCTTTAACATAAGTGGTGCAAAGAATGCAAAATGTATCGCCTTTACTGCTGTAGACATGGTTTTACCCACCTGTCTTCCAGAGCGATACACTATAAATCTATCTTGACAATCAACATATTTCTTATTATATTCAAAAACATCATGGTCTAGAAACACCTCACTAAATCTGCTTGGTTTGTCAGCACACTCTGCTATTGTCTGTAAGAGATCTTTTCTGTCTTTTATTGTCTGCGTGTCTGGTCTAGGCATTATCTATACTCCTTTCCACAGTTTAAACACTCTGAATACCCTTTTGAGTGACCATCATTTTTACCCCAATGCCACTTATACCCTTTTGAACTCTTACATTCAGTACACCTGTCTCTATACTCTGTCATTATGCAGCCCTCGTGTGTGTCTCTTTAATATGATTAATTACCTCATCAGAGTCCTTGAACCCAGTCCTACCACACCAAATACAGTGTGTTATTTCATAAGCCTTACTCATATTTTCTACCCTCATATTCTTCTTCAGGTATCCATACCCACTCACCTTTTGCATCTGGGCGATATTTTGACTTTTTCTTCTTATGAAGAACAAGCCTCAATATCTGCATTTTATTGGCTATGGTATAGATAAGTTTGGTTTTTTCACTAGATTTCTTTGGCATTGTTTTGATTTTTTTGTCTAACTCTTCTATCTCTTTTGTCAATTCATTTTCATCTGGTAAAGACCATTCAGGCTCTTCCCATAAATTTCTAACCAAGTCTCCTAATCCCATCTTCCATAACCTCTAGGCTTTCTTGATCTTCTCCAATGAGGTGCATAGTACCCTATAGTTATACCTCCTATAAAAAATGATATTGATATTATTGCCCATACAGTATTTAGATCGGCTCCCATCAGTCAACACTTCTCTGTGCTTTTATCTGTTTGAATATTGATGATATATCACCAGTTTTCTGGTCTAACTCGGTCTGTTGTGTTACAACCACCTTGGTATTAAGGTCATTTATAGACTTAATTACTGCCAATAATGTGTTAATCTCTGACTTTGTGTTTCTATCTGGTATGTTTCCATCCATCTTTGCCTGAGTCAGTGCCATTAAAACATTCTCAAATGATATTTTTGCTATCATGTCAAGCATAGCCTTTACATCATCTGGTTTTCTAGTATCTAATGTGTTAATTATCTTAATGTAATCATCTCTGATAGAACATACTGCACCAGCCTCATATTTTGGACACTTTCCATTTCCACCAGTATCAATAGACCTGTAAATACATTGATCACAATACGCTGGTATGTTTGCATCCTTGAAATGCTTTGCAGAATTAAACGGAGACACAGTCTTTCTTTTATCCTCTACAACTATATTCTTTCCACCGACAGGTTTAATCTTGAACAGATCTTCAGCCATTATATAACAATTAAACCTCTTACTTAATAAAGTTATCTGTATAACAGTTTAAATGCTTACAAATTGGCATGTAATACAAAGCAATGGGCAGTTTAAGCATTGAATAGTAATGTCGTGTTGTTATACTATGCATCCTAACATCAATTTTTTCCAGATTGTCTTTATACTTCTCACAATAGTGTTCTAATATTGGCTCAACCATACTATTCTCCCCAAACTGCATTTTTATTGCTGCACCATCTCCCCATATCTCACATTTTTTTGACATGGCTGCTGAGATCCAGACACTGGTATCTATACTATCAAAATTACCACTAAGTAGATACTTTCCCTTTCCTATTCCATGATATTTGTTATTAGTTGGCAGTTTTTTTATCGCATCTTCTGTGTCAAACCTTCCCTTCATCTGACCAACACATATGTGTGAGTTTGATTTTAAGTTGAGTTGACTTAGGTGTTTAATATAATCCTCTTGCAGTACTGGAAGTGTCTTTAAACCAAGGTCTTTCTCCATACTCCATATCTCACAGGTTCTATTCATATTATCTGGGACACAGAACTGTGCAGCAAAACTGTAATTATCCTCCTCATTTTTTAAGAACTCATGATACTTATCCATATCATCATTTGACCCAGACACAACAAATACCTCATTAAATCTCTGTTTAATTTCCCCTATGTTTGTGTGTGAATACTTGTGTGATAATAATACATTCTTTACACCACACACCTCAAGTGCGTCTAAAGTAGCCTTGTTATTCGCATTAAAATATATCTTCATCTATAGTTTCGTTCTTTCATCTACAAAACATTTAGTTGCGTATGGACACATTCCATCGCAAAGAAAACACTTAGTTCTTTTTGGTAATAATTTTTTGGTTATTGATTCTTTTATCTCTCGTGCCTTTTCTATCATGTCAATTAGAGTCTCTTCCATGGGTGCTAATTTGAATGATTTCATGACAGGTTTATCAGCCTTATCCTTCTCTATCTTGTTTGATACATATACAACACTGCCTATATCTGCGTCAATATCATAGCATTTTTTTAACAGAACTCTATACCTGTTTATCTGTGCTTTATGAGAATCACTTGCACCTACGTTCTTTTTCTGGAAATAGTCTATTGCTCCAGTTGTTTTCTTATCTGTAATTATCCATTTACCCTCAACCTTTAACAGGTCGTCAATACTACCATAAATTATGTCCAACTGTCTTGGATCATCCTCTGGTATCTCTTTTGCCTCTTCATATGTCAATGCCTCATCTCGAACATAGTCATAAGCCAAGAACATTTCATGGTGTTCTGGGTCTGCTAACTGTGAATTAGAATGAACTATCTGTCCAAACCACAGTGATTTTATGTCCTCAGTACTTGAACCACTTGCTGGTTCAGTTTTCCTATAGATTACATTTCGCATACATGGTTTAATAATATCAGATACGTGAATTTGACCAAGTCTTTCAGTTTTTAGTGCATCTAATTGTGCACGTCTCCACTGAAAATAAACTGCGTCATTAACGTCTTCAAGTTTTAACATGTTGTATGTTAGATGTACTTATATATAAGGCTTACTAGAAGGTACCAATGCTATCACATGAGCAACCTTCAACGTCGCATCCATGATTTGATTCATGACTTTTCTGATTATGACCACACTTCACACATGCGTTTGCATTGATTTTTATGTCAGTCATTAATAACTCTCCTCAATTATAAAATTAAATGTCTTTGATTGTTCTGTCATCACACCACTACTATTCTTAATCTCCACTTCCCCTTCCCAATTACCAGCGTTTGCCAATACTGTGTCAGCAGCAGATAATGCGTATGCTATCTCACCAGCATCTCTGTCAGAGAATGTGCAAGCACCGTTAATTATTAATGTTCCGTCAGGCTTCCAAACCTTCCATGTGGCAGTTGCATATAATGATGTATCTGTAAGTCCCTTTCCAGTTCCAGCCGAATCCAATATATTGATATATACGGTTGCCCTTGATCCAACTTTTATCCTATATTCAATTGCTCTTCCTACCATATTTTGACTCATGTTCTTGTCGCACCCCTACTAGACCTTCGTCTGTTAAATAGTTTTGCAGACTTTACCCTGTTAAACAGACGTGCAGATTTACTTCTATTATATAATTTAGTACTTCTAGATCCACCAGCCATTATAGTGTGTGATCTTATTCGTTTAAAGAACTCTGCTATATTCATGGCACCGTCAGCGATGGTAAATATCCACCCTCTAACAGTGTTCTTTGACTCTGTTATATTAACAGTCTCAGATATAAATCTGAATCTCTCCCTAAACGCCCTGTCTATAGCAGACACGTTAATAGTCTCATTCAAATATCTTATCAAAGTTCTTGTTTTTGCCAACTGTTCTGACAACTCAACAACACTTCCAGTTATTCTTGCCATAACCCTTGGCTTTCCAGTTGTTTCTGATATTTCAACTGATGTGTTTTCAAACCTATTATAACCAAATGCCTTATGTGTGGCTGTTGCAATGTTAACAATTGCATTTTGGAATCTTATTCTTAATCCTAATCGTGATGCAGCTTCACCTATCTCCATACTTTCAGGTGTGATAAACCTTACGAATCCCATTGCTCTTACTATTCCCTTCCTTGCTATTGTTTGGAACGTATTATCTTGGAATGCAGAATTTTGGAATGCACTTATAGGTTCTAATATATTTACTATCTCGTTTATTGCTCTTATTATCCCCTTTAGTCTTCCATCAAAGTCTATGACGTGCATGTTTTCAGTTGCATATCTAAACCTTGCTCTTAATCTTGTTGGTATTGTTGATATGTTAACTGTGTCTGATATGTGTCTATATCTATCTCTATATGAAAGTTTGTTTGTGATAAGATTAATTGTTTCACCTACAAACTTATTAAATCCATGTGATATGTGAATGGCATTATCAGCATCTCTTTCTGTGATGTTTAATATGTCAGTAACATATTTCACGGCACCTATTGCTCTAACAACACCCTTCCTTGCCTCTGTCTGAAACACATCACTCTGAAAACCATGATCTTGGAAAGCACTGATTGGTTCAAAACACTTTTGTAATTCATTTAACATTCTTACAATAGTCATGGTTTTAATATAACCATCTACATCTGCATCAGGTATATTCTGAAAAACATTTGTTTGGAATACATTCTTGTCGTATGTCTGCCTTCGCTGTATTATTCTTTCTAACTCATCAACTAGTAGTGTTCTTTTTCCACCCTGAAATAATCCAGATCCCTGAAAAATAGTCTGTTGAAATGTGTTTTGATAAGTCAATCTACCTGTGACCAATTACCGTCTCGTTTGAACTGACCTGCATGTGAATTTTCCACACCATCATAAATTTTTAGATTCTCAATTCTGAATTTTTGTGTTCCTTGGGTTCCACCATTAGAAGCTGTCCTAAAGGATATTTTGAAAAATTGTAATCCAGTTACATTATTATAATTAGTGGCAGTAGATGTGTTTTCAGAGTCGTCATCATGTACATTAGTGTCTGGATTTCTATCAGTTCTTGCACTTGATGAGTGTCGTTCTAATGTAAGTGTATCTGCTCCGTCCCTAATTAATCTAAAATAAAATTGAGCACCATCAGCTATTTCATCATCAAATCCACTTTCAGGTGTAAAGTTACCTAAAGTTCCGTTTGATGGACTTATCAATCCAACATGATTTTTACCAGTTTCTGATATAAGAAGCATACCCAAAAAGTTCTGATTATCATCATCATCTGAATCCTCATCAACATTATGCATACCAATCTGTGTCCAATTACTACCACCATTTTCATTATCAATAACATAAAGATCAATATCAAGTACCCAAGCTGTATTAGATAAAGTCGATCCAAGATCCTTACAAAGTTGGTGTGGGTTAGATGGTATATTAGGATTGTTTGATAGGATCATTTTTGCAGTCGTGTCGATTTTTAGATTGTCTTCATCTGTGCTGGTTGCAGTAGCCCAACCTGAATTACTTGAGAAATCAGTTTCGTATGTAGGTGTTGTTTTTTCAGTATCAAACAAAAAGTGTTTACCAGTATCAGTCTCTTCAAACACTGTGCCTAATGGTACATTTGTTATAGTATCTCTCTCACTTCCAAAAGTTAGTGTTGTTGGTGTTCCACTTGTAGTGTTTGTTCCATCCCAAAATTTTAGATCAGTTATATAACCAATTAGCGATCCACCATTTGATACATTATCCCTGTTCATTATTTTAATATGTCTTAAGTTAGTTGTTCCACTTGCTACGACTGCTGTTGCTGTACTTCCTACCTGTGTTGTATATGTTGAATCTGAAAATATCTTACAAGTTGCCTCTGTTGATGATGTTCTGTTAATTTCAATATATTGAATAGTGGCTTCTATTGGATCAGGCATTGCAACACCACTAGCACCTAATACTGCTACACCGTCAGTATCCAATAACTCTCTACCAATACTACCATTCAAATTTCTTGATGTTTGAAAACCAATAAAATCTTGTGCAGTTGAACTTGATTCTGTTGGTGAATCAGAAATTCCAATAAAAATGTAATTTGTGGCACTAGATGGATTTGTCCATGCTGTTACTTCATACTTCATTCTTAATGTCCATTGACTGTCTGATGTTGAACCAAGATCATAAGAAACAGATGAACTTGCATTATTAGTTACACCGTTGAAATCTATTTTTTTGGCTCCTAGGTTTACTGATATATTTGATCCCACCACTGCATCTGACCACTTTTCTTCCCCATATGATACCCCCTGAATCCTATTACCAGCTAAATATTTGATAGTCATTATTGTGGTTTAGTCACTCCTTCTGCCATGAATCCTTCTGATCCTAGTTCGTCAAGTCCTATTCTAGTTAGTGCATCTTTGTAAGAGTCCTTGAACTCATCTGCCATCTTGTCTAAAAAGTCATACATATCGTTTATTGTTATAGACTCATTATTATTTATTTTTGTTTGAACTATTACCAAATATTCCCTTGTTCTTGCTTCTGCTAGTTGTGGGTGTATTCCTAACTGTTCCCAATATTCTACTGCTGCCTTTCCAACCCTACCTGATGATGATAGATCTTGTATTGCTATTCTAAATGATGATCTTACCATATGAG